GGCCGCACGGGTAACGGCGTCACTCAAGGAGAGTGCGTCAGTTACCGTCCGAACGGAGGTCTTTATCCGAGTCGCCACATCTGCTAGAGATAGCGCATCTGAAATCGATCTAAGGAGCGTGGCGACTCTCGTTACGGCGTCGGCTAAGCTCAAGGCGTCTGTTGTGCTTCGCAAGACGACCTTGAGTCTCACTGCCGTGTCACTGAGCGTTACCGAATCCGAGATAGATCGTAAGAATGTACCCGTGCGGGTGGCGGCATCAGCCAGTGACACTGCATCGACGGCTGCCCTAAATCCCAGGAACAGACGAGTAATGGCGTCGCCCAATGTCAAGGCATCTACGGCACTGCGGATCAGAACCCGGATGCCAGTCGCAGCATCGGCAAGCGAGAGCGCATCTGTTGCAGAGCGGAACCCCATCCACAATCGAGTAGCCACATCGCTCAGTGTCAACGAATCAGTTGCACTGCGGAATCCCATCCAGGCGCGAGTAATCACATCGGCCAGGGACAGGGTATCAGTAGCAGTGCGAACCGAAGTCTTAACTCGGGTTGCGACATCCGCGAGTGATAGCGCATCAGTCGTGGTTCGTATGGCGGTCTTGATTCGGGTTGCGACATCGGCAAGCGTAGTCGAGTCAGTAATGGCGCGTAGGAACGTAGAACCACCATCCCTAGGCCGGATGGCCAGTGTCCACGCTATCCATGCCTGTGTCGAATCCAGCGTGAATGTGCCGGGATTTTCGGTGGCCGTTGCCGAGTCTCGGTGAGCCATCGCCGCCGTGGCACCGTCTACGTGGTTGGCACGTTGGAACTCACCGTCTAGGTAACCAGCGGGATATGAACTGACGGTTGGGTTCACGTCTGCGCCCATAGCCGTCACCCACTTGGTTGATTTAATTCCCCACGATGGGGTCAGGGCGAACGGATCAGGATGGTCGCTCGTGCCAGTAATCGCAACGAACTCTATGCCAGCCCCGGTTCCATACCAGTTCTCAAAACCGAATATCTCGTATGCGGCCATCTGGGCCGTGCTCAATGTGATAGTCCCTAAGTCACTTTCGTTCTCGGTACCATCGCAGATTTTGTACCCGAGGCTAGCCTTGCCATCGGCCCCGAAGTTTCCCTCTGAGTCGAGTTCAACCCAGCCACTCGGCCATGTAAGGTTTGGGAGACCATCACAGGAGAAAGCGCAGATGAGAAGGTCGCCAGCCGCGAGCGGGTTGATGAAGTCGTTAACGGTGAGCACCCAGTCGGTGTTGACAACAGCGTTGGCGAACCCAGACTGCTCCGTGAAGACCGGATGGCCCGGACCAGTGCGAGTAGCGACATCAGCCAAGGTCAAGGACTGCGCGACGGAACGTAGAAACGGGCCCGTGCGGGTGATGGCATCGGCTAACGAAAGACTATCCGTGGTGGTTCGATCAACCTGTACACCGCCAGCGGTAGTCGGAACAATTCTCCGAGGACGCTGCTGTGGTTGAGGAGGCTGTCTAAACAGGCCGGGCATGGCCTAGCCTCCTAGTTCAGTTCGTGGTAAGTGATCCCAGCGGACCAGTTGCCCAGCGCGGCAGGAGTGCCCACGATCTTGAGGACGATGGCGGTGTCAGCGGGCAGGATGATCCGCTCTTCGGGAACGGGCACCCACAGCCAGCCGGTCAAGTTGTTAAATCCATCATAAATAATTGGCGTGACCGCTCCCGCGCCCTCGGCGCTGGCATCGGTGCCCGAGGTTCCTTCCGCGCCGGTCGTGGCACCCGTGATGCCCGACACTCGGCCACCAGCGAAGTGGCCGACCGGGGTAGTGCTGGTGTAGGTCCCAAAGGCGCTGACCTTGGTGCCAAGGATAATGCCCAACTGGTCAGATGCCTCTGATGCCTGCTGCCCAATCCATGCTCGCAGAATCTCGATGTTCGAACCGCCCGTCGCCAGCGTCGAGTCGGTGTGGATAATGACCACCGTGGCATCGGCCACGATGGTCTGGTTCTGCATCGTTACTGAATACATAAAGGACTCCTATTGAGGAAGAATTTGTGGATATACGTTTAATCGACGCAGAAGATGCGTTGTATCCAATTCGATAAGCATTGACGAGAAGGCTGATGTAGTGGCAGCGGTCCATGCGACGGTAGTATTTGTTTCGCCTGAGTTTCGATGGCACTGCTCCATGCCTGTGCTCGGAGTTGAATAACCCGAGTCGCCAAGTTCGGTCCACGAGGTCGGCGGCGCGGTGTTGGTCGTGCCGGTCTGGCCGGTATGAACGATGCCGATGCAGGCGTTGGCGGTCAGGATCGCTTTGCCCATCGTGATCGATGGGGTGCCAGTGGCCGCGTTATCCTGCTTGCCCGTCTGCCGAATAGCCGCAAGGCCGAATATCGACATACCAGTGATCTTGAACACAACCAACCCACCACCCGAGTCACTCGCCTGAGTCCACGTAAAGGTGGTGGTTGTGGTATTTTCAATAGGCTTGTTCCGAACATAGGCCCACATTGAATCAGCACTGGTATTCTTCGTGGCTGAAGTAATCAGCGTGTATGTTCCAGCAACGGGGTTGTTATCGGAGGGCGTGCCCGCTTGCGCAGTCGTTCGCCCAGAGTTATGCCCGATGAAGATAATGAGGTCACCAAGAGCAACGGCCACGGCAGCCGTGGATTTGTTGCCCGCCGTCGTGGTCTTAACCTGATCAAGTTGGCTAACAGCGGCCATAAGGGCTCCTGAGGAAGATTAGCCCTGATGAGGGGCGGGCCGAAGCCCGCCCCTGACCAAAGGCCTGTGATCGTACGATACAGAGATAAGTTATATCTCTTAATCTTACGAGATAGTGACAGTATCGGTAACCTGGAGTGTGTCACCGTTGATCACGTTTGCGTCTGCGTTCAACACAGTTTCGAAGACCATGATCCCACCCGCAGTGGTAGTGCTAGCTGAGAACAAGCCCATCTTGTGGATGGCCGGGAAGGTCGAGGTGACCGAGAATGACTTGATCAGGGTGAAGGTCGCCGTACCAGGCGTGTGAGCATAGGTCGCCAACTGGCGGTTGCAACCGCCTGTGGTGATCTCGCCCGTTAGCGTGGCATCGCCGGCGGCCGCAGCGCCCGCATTTTCGGTCAAACCCATATAACGAGGACGGACCGTTGGATAGATCGCGTAGTTCGCAGTCGCACCAGGGGTAGTACCCGCTGAGTCATCCGCGTTTTTCCAGGCATCGATAGTCAAGACCGTACCAGAGTTGGTACCAATATTTCCATAGACTGGAGTGTTGGTAGTCTCTTCGGCAATGACGGTCCAGCCCTTGAACCGATCTGTGGTCCACGCCTCACCCGTGTCGGTAAGGCTCGTGGCGCTGGAGCCAGTCGCCACGTTGGAACCGTTGTTGACGCCAGCCGCGCCTAGACCGTCCGCAACGAGGTCGCGGCCTGTGTTGGTTAGGAGGTTATGGCTCACACCGAGATCGGTGTAAGTTCCATCCTCGTGAAAGATGATTGCGGAAACCGCATTAGGTCCAAGCCGGAAGCGTTCTTCGACAACATGCCCTCGGACAATAGCAACGCGAGCACCATCCGATAGGCTCTCTTCGACGATGAGCTGAGGCTTTGACCATGACTTTAGAAATTTCATGTAATTGTTCTCCTGGTAGCCATCAACTATGGATGGTTTCGCCTTAACTGGCTTTATCTTTCGCACCAAAGGTGTCGAATATCTCACGATAGTAAGTTCGGGTCATACCGCCACATCTGGGACAAGCGTGGCGCTGCTTCTCTCTAAGTTTGAGCTGGCACCCGTTGCACATGACAACCGGACCGAACATCTTATCGATAAAGCTTTTGATTGAGTTCATGTTGCCACCAACAAAAAGAATAGGGCAGGCGGGTAGGCCCCGCCTGCCCTATTCTCCATTACAGGCCAGTGCTAACTAGTCGCTATTACGCAACCGTTAGAACAAAGGTCCAATCGGGATGGAAGATACGAGGCAAGACCGCCGCAGCAACTCGGATGTACTCGCGAGTCGGGTCAGGCATAGTCCAGTTCTCGGCACCGATGCCTTCGGCAACGGTTCCATCAGCTAGAAGATGAGGCACGAAGGCAATCTCACCGAACTTCTCACCATTGTCGTTTGCGCCTACGGCGAAGACGACCTTGTTGTTTGGCAGGAAGTACTGGAAGGAGCCGCCCCAGTTAACATCTTCCTTGTATCCCTCGTCGTAGTCAACGATTCGGACATTGGAGATGACCTGGGTAACGTGCTGCGCCTTGATAGTGTCGTTAGCACCCTCGACATACCGGAACTCGTCGCGTAGAAGAGTGTGGTTGTCTAGGAGGTTGTGCGTGTTGCTATTCATGTAAGCAACCTTGACACGACGACCGTTGGCCTCACGGACCAACTTCAGGGCGTTGGCGAAGTCCGTTCGGGCCGTAGCCGTAGTAGGAGCATCCCACTTCGCGGTGCTTGTAAGCGTCACGAACTGGGTTACGGGAGTGTTGAAACTCACCTTGCCAGCAAGGAGTTGCCCATCGACCGTAGCCGAGTAAGCAATTTCTCCGGTCAGGACCGCATCCCACCGCATCTTCTCGATACGGGTTTCAATGTTCCCCCGCATACGAGCCAGTTGTCGTTCGATGTGCTGGCGTCCCTGACGCTGCTCTCGCTCGCCAGGCTGGCGAAGGAACAGAACATCGGCCTCAGAAATCGCATACTTCTGTCGAATATCCAAAGCCTCGGCCTTTAGGCGGTCGATGCCAGGATGCTTGACGAGAGGTGACTGCGCATCGTAGGCTACGATGTCGGCAATGTTACGACCACCGAGCTCAACTTCCCACTCGACTTCTCGCGTTGGCGAAGAGCCGTTAGGTAGAAGAGTGGTACCGATCATATCGCCCTGGAGAGGGAGATTAGAGATCAGGTCGGTAAGTACGACAGACCGAAGGAAGGGTAGTTCGTTGTATAGACCCATTTCTTATTCCTCCGGCTTAAACTAGAACGAAGTTAGCAGCCAGTTCAACCCGACCGGCATCATCGAGGCCGATAAGTGAACCAGAGCGCACAACGCCCATAACTTGCATTGAGCCAAGGTGATCGCCCTGAGAGGCGTCTACTCGCTCAAATAGAATTCCAGCCGCTGTCTCAGTTCCGTCGGAAGCACCACCGGCATAAACGGTGTACTTGCCCGAAGTCGTGATCTTGCCTAGAACTTGCCCACCAGAAAGGACAGTGCTAGAGCTAGCAATTGTCACTGAAAATAGTGAGTCGAGTCCGTGGTCATTCACGAAATACGGAAGTTGTGGACGAGCGGAATTTTGTAGCGCTGCGTTTATAGGCATAGCTTAAGATTCCCTCTGTGCGGGCGTTGCCGCCACTAAATCGATTGCTTCCTGCCGCCATCGTTCGATGTTTTGCTTGACAACAGCATCGCCGCTATCGAGTTCCTCGGGTGGCTCTACTTCAGCATCGGAAGCAATTCCCTGAGCTGGGGCAATTGCCGCAGATAGGAAGGACTTCATCGCCGTGTAGTCTTCATCGGCCATATTGCCTAGGAACTTCGCGTACTTCGCTTCAGTTTCCGAATCAATTGGCTTGATCTTTCCAAGTTCCGAAAGTCGTTCGGATACGAGCTTCTCGCGTAGGGCGTCGGCTTCTTGGGCCTCTACCTTGGCGGCGAGCTCTTCATACTTCGCCTTCCAGTTTTCCTGGTTGTCAGCGGAAGGAGACTCAGCAGAAGCCTCTACCCTCTCCGGCGACTCGGCAGTGACATCAGTTGGCATATCTGCCTCTCCTGTGCTATCCGCATCCAACCGCGATACGGGTTCGGCTTCCTGTGTTCCCAATTCAATGGTCTGTGGTTCCTCATTCGGAATGAAGGTTGGAACGTAGACCGTTTGATTAGTAGTGTTATCGATAGAATTGCCAGTGAAAGTATCACTGGTGGTTCCCGGTAGGAAGTTCAATCGAACCGGAATGTCCAATGTGGGCATACTTGCCATATCGTTTTTCTCCATTACAGTAGATAGCGCCTCGGCGTCATTTTCATATGCGCTCAGAAGCGCTAATACCTGGTTGCGTGGATCAGCACCTTTGCCCACGATACCCATGCCGACAAACATGCCGTCACGAGGGGTGATGTGCTTAAACTTGCCGCGCTGCTCCTCTTCCCACTCGCTGAATGTCACCTCAGCCGAAGTCTGTAGCTTTCCCTGTCGGAACAAGGACAACAGACTGTTTACAGTTTCCGGGAAGTAGTGTCGCCAGAGCGAAGCGGTAATCCGAATCTTGCGGATCACCGGGTCGAATGTGGCGCTGGTGATAGAACCAATCACATTCTTGCTGTGCGCGGTTGGGAGTCCGTCTTCGAGCCAGATATTAACCGGCTTCCCAATGAACTCCTTAGCGTGTTTGGCAAGGTACTCTTCCGAGAAGGTGAGGATTTGATTCAATCCCGTGGGGTTTGTGGTCCCCACGCTCAGAACATCCGCCACCAGGGTCACCTCAGCAGGGTCTCCTGGATTCGATAACGATGCTTCGACTGGTAGGATGAAGGTCTGGGTCATTTATTGCGCCTTTACGCTAGGTCGGCCACGGGCTGATCGGGACTGTTGCTTTTGGGTGTCAATCCCGGTCCCCGATGGCTTCGTATCCGATTTAGGCTTCTCAGCCCCCGCAGGCGGTCGGCCTCCGATGGCCGGACCCGCTGTCTGTGAGAACGATGGACGGATCGAGAAGATTTCGTCCAGACCGTCCTTCTTCTCGCGCTTGCGCCGAGAAAGTTCACGCTCCGTAGAGGTGCCTGCCAGATCGTGGAGTGATTCGTCC